GATCCCGTTCTGGAAATCAATATTGATGAAGACCAGATGGAAGATCGGGTTGATGAAGCATTACAGTATTATCAGGAATTTCATTCAGATGCGGTTTACAGAACGTTTCTTAAACATCAAGTTACAGCAACTGATGTAACAAATGAATATATCCCTATTTCGTCAAATGTTTTATATCTGACTCGCCTTTTCCCAGTCTCTTCTTCTTTCGGTACATCGTACAACTTCTTCGACATCAAATATCAGATGGCACTGAATGACTTTGCAGACCTGACTAAGTTTGCTGGAGACCTTGCGTATTACGATCAACTACAGCAATATCTTTCATTACTTGATACTAAACTGAACGGTGCTCCACAAACAACGTTTGTTCGGCATCAAGAAAGACTTTACATTCATGGTGAATTTGCAAATAAAGATATTAAAGCAAACGATTATATTGTAGCAGAAGCATACGTTACGATAGACCCACAAACAACGACCGCAGTTTATAATGATATGTGGTTAAAAGAATATGTAACTGCACTGTTTAAACAGCAGTGGGGTCAAAATTTAATTAAATTTGAAGGTGTGCAACTTCCTGGCGGTGTTACCTTTAATGGTAGACAACTCTATGATGATGCTACTCAAGAAATAGAAAGGTTAAGGGAAAGAATCCGACTAGAACACGAAATGCCAGCAGACTTCTTTATGGGTTAATATATGGCACGGAATCTTTACTTCTCAGAAAAAGTAAGATCGGAAATGGATCTATATGCCGACCTAGTGGTTGAGGCATTAAAGATCTATGGACAAGACCTTTACTATCTACCGAGAGACCTTGTAAACGAAGATGTATTACTGGGCGACGATGTCGTTTCACGTTTTCCTACATCTCATAAAATTGAAATGTATATTGAAAACGTTGAAGGGTTTGATGGTGAGGGTGATTTATTTACTCGGTTTGGAGTAGAGATTAGAGATGAGGCAACTTTTGTTGTAGCACGTTCTAGGTTTGCTACTCAGGTTCGTAGACCTGATAACGATATTACTACGGATAGACCAACCGAAGGTGATTTGATTTACGTTCCGTTGGCGAATAAGATGTTTGAGATTCAGCACGTTGAACACGAGCAACCTTTCTATCAAATAGAAAACTTGCCTGTTTATAAAATGCGTTGTACTCTGTTTGAATATACTGGCGAGGACTTTGATACTTCAATCGATGCGATTCAAGATATTGAAAAGCAGGGTTCATATCAGTATAAGGTTTCTGTCAACGCACCGAAGAAAGCAAAGGCAAAGTCTCACTTGGATAATACATACGTTCGCCATGGGTATCATAGAAATGGATATGTATCATAATGGCAAAAGTTAATTTTATAGAAATAGTAGATAGCGGAAGATACTACTCCACTGCTCCAAGAATACTCATAGACCCACCTGAGTATGATAGTGAACGGTTTGGTGGAACTTTAGACAGTAACTTCATGAAGTTTGGTTCAGCATCGTTAAAACATGATAGCAACGATGTAACTATTCTTGATCCACTTACTGATAGTGGAACAGGTTTATTTAAGTTTGTATCCCAGTCATTTTGGTTTTATCTAGATTCTTTGAAACCTTGTACTCTTACATGGAGTGAGAACTTTAGAGTTTTTGTAGGTAACAATCAAAAACTAAATATCGCCTTTACCGTCGACTCTACTAATAAAGATGCGTTTCAAACTAATAATGTTCAAGTTCGCGATACTTCATCACACTTCGTTCAGGCGCAGAAGTGGCACTTCGCGAAGATTGAAACAAATCAAAACGCTGCTGGTCAGCAAGCAAACTTAAGAATCGGTCTGGATAGTGCATACACAGGCACGTATGCTGTTAACATGAAAAACTTATATGACTCAGGTTCAGTCATTAGGATAGGATATGATTCTGGATATACAGGTCCTGAGCATTTAGAAAATATCGGTGGTCAGTATGTAACTGATTCTGATATCAATAGATCCTTTGTTGGTAATATTGATAACTTCCAATTTACGATAGATAGTGATAAGCAAACTTATAATAATCAGTTTTCTAACTGGCGTCCCGACTCAGCGGAAGCAACCTATGAAGGTCTAATTCCAATGATCCATGAAACCTTTGATTTTACGAGGGCAAAGGGTCGTGCGGTTTTAGATTCATTCGGTGGTATTGATTATATCCAACTTACTGACTCAGGTGATGGTTATACATCTCAACCTGACGTTTATATCTTTGGCGGTCAAGCAAATGATAGTGACTTTGCAGTCGGCGATACAGTTGAGCAAACACTTTCAAATAATGTAAAGATCACAGGTGAAATACAGCATATTAAACTTGACTCTGCGGGTGATTCATCAATAACTTATTCTCTCGCTCATGTAGGAGCAGATGACGGTAAGTTACATTCGTTCATAGAGAAAACGGTTCTTCCACCATTTACTGGTGACGGTATCCTAATAAATAAGACTAACAACTCTGTAACAGGGTTGATAGTAAATAATGTCGTAGAAGATAATAAGATATCAAACACAGAACAAAATACTACGTTCAGTGATGAATCAGATGACTTTTTAGACTTCAGTGAAAATAATCCTTTTGGTGATCCGGAGAACCAGTGATGAGTGACGATTTTGATTTTGGTTTTACAGCAGTTGATGAACATGAACTTGACGCAGTAAAAAAGAAACAAGATGTAATTGACCAACTAGATGTTGGGCAGAATGCTACACAAGATAAATTAGATAAAATGTACAATGCTATTGTACCACTTTTAAACAATTTAAAATTAAATCCAGAGAAAGAATACATTCTTTGGCCAAATAGACTAGAAAAAGTCGAGCAGTTTGAAACAATGCTACAGAGGATATATAAGAGTTAATGTTCGGGACTTACTTTTATCACGAAAAGATTCGTAAGTCAGTCGCCCTGTTCGGGAGACTGTTTAACAACATCTATGTGATTCGTAAGAACTCTTCTGGGGGTGTACTTAACCAACTGAAGGTTCCGCTCTCGTATGCTCCTAGAAAAAAGTTTTTAGAACGTATCCGTCAAAATACTGATCTGGATACTGATACAAAGGTAGCAATCAAATTACCTCGTATGTCTTTTGAAATTACTTCTTTTGCATACGATAATACAAGGCAACTAACCAAACTGAGTAATTTTAAAACGCTCGGTTCTACTATACAACAAAGGCAAAAATTTTATTCACCTGTTCCTTATACTATTAATTTTCAGTTGAATGTATATGCAAAGAGTCAAGATGATGCACTACAGATTGTAGAGCAGATTCTTCCTACGTTTAATCCTCAGTACACGCTGACGATTTTACCGTTCCCTGACGACTATCCTGACTTCAAAGAGGATATTCCAATTATTATTCAGAGTCTTTCGTTTTCTGATGACTTTGAAGGAGCGATGGAACAAAGACGGACTATCATATATACGATTGATTTTGAAATGAAAGTTTCATTTTACGGACCTGTCACTGAAGGCGATATCGTTCGCGAAGTACAGAGTAAGATGTTCCTTATGGATCAAGGAGCAGGACAAGATTCGGATCGGAGAATAGGTACGATCACCACTACTCCAGATCCAACAACTATTATAGGAATGCCCGATAGTGACTTCGGGTTTGAAAACTCACTTGTTCTCGTCGGAGATAGTGCATAGGAGACTTAAATGGCGATCACACTAAGAAACACTAAAGGGAGTGCTCTGTCCTTTGCAGAACTGGACGGGAACTTCACAGACTTACAATCACGGATAAACGGTTTACCTGACTCAGCGCAGGTAGCAGTTATTGTTGCTCAAAATGCGATTGACTCTGCAGATGCTATTCTTTTGATCAACGCAAACTCACTTGACTCTGCTGAAGCGCAGGCAATGATTGACTCTAACTTAGGGACTCAAACAATCAATGACTCTGCTACAGTTCAAGCGATGATTGATTCAAATTTAGGTTTGCAGTCAATCAATGACTCAGCAACCGTACAAGGGATGATTGATTCAAGTCTTGGACTACAAAATATTAATGACTCATCTCAAGTTCAGGCGATCATTGATTCTAATTTCGGTGCTATTGATACTGATCTTATACCTGCTCTTGATAGTATTTACGATCTTGGGTCTACTACAAATAAATGGAAAGACCTACACCTGAGCGGTAGTACAATTCATCTTGGCGGTCAAACTATTAAAAACGAAGGTGGTAAGTTCAAATTCTCACAAGAACTTTCTACTGGAGAAAATAATGTATCTGTTGAAGAAGGGAACGGTTTCTTTGTAAACCTTTATGCAAATATCGCTTCCGCAGATTCAAATGGAGTTGGTTATGGTGCTCAAGCGAACTCATTGAAGATAGAAGGTAACACGATTCAGTTTGCTACAGTAGACGGTCTCGTTGCTGGTGAAATGATTGCTAACGAAGGTATCATGTCAATCGGCGACTCTATTAACGGTGGAGGTGCATTGATTGTACCTAATGCAACCATAGCACAAAGAAATGCTACTGCGGGACGTCCGAAGTTTAAGAAGGGTGCTATCGTTTATCAGACAGATAGTAATTCCTTTGAATTTTATGACTCTGATGGTTGGCAGAAGTTTATCAAACTTGATACTTTGAAAACTGAAGTTGCTGCATCAGCAGACTTTGCTGCATTCAAAACAAGGATTGCTGCTCTATAAGGATTGAACCATGAGTAACAATGATAATGTTAAAAATGATTACGACTACTCAAGGCAAACATTATACGAACTTATCGAAAAAGGTAAGGACGCATTAGAAAACATGGTAGAGGTTGCTCGTGAAAGCGAGCACCCTCGTGCCTATGAAGTATTGTCTGGTCTAATAAAAAACGTTTCTGATACAAATGATAAGTTGATGGACTTAAATAAAAAACAGAAACAGATGGACGAAAGTGATAAACCTGCACAGGTTGAAAATCAGCAGAATAACTATTATCTTGGTTCTACTGCTGACCTACAGAAAATGTTAAGAGACGATGTTATTGAGCATGATGAACCAGAGCGAATCGTATCTAGGGAATCCTAATGTAAAAAGGGATGGGGTTCAACAATCTTGGACTCCTGACCTTATAAAAGAATATAAAAGGTGCATGGATAATCCTGTGTACTTTGTTGAAAATTATGTTAAGGTGATCTCTCTTGATCAGGGTTTAGTTCCTTTTAATCTATATCCCTATCAAAAAAATATGTTTAAACACTTTGGAGAAAACCGTTTTAATGTCGTTCTCGCATGTCGTCAATCTGGCAAGTCAATATCAGCGTGCGCCTATCTATTATGGTTTGCGCTCTTCAATCCTGAAAAGACTGTGGCCATCCTCGCAAACAAAGGGGCAACTGCGGGGGAAATGCTCTCTCGCATCACGCTCATGCTTGAGAACATCCCGTTCTTTTTACAACCAGGAAATAAAGCACTCAATAAAAGGTCTTTGGAATTCAGTAACAACAGTCGTATCATCGCTGCTGCTACTTCCGGTAGTAGCATTCGTGGCATGTCAGTTAATCTTCTTTACCTTGATGAGTTCGCTTTTGTTGAGCGTGCTGCTGAATTTTATACCTCAACATATCCAGTTGTATCTGCGGGTAAAGACACTAAAGTTATCATTACTTCGACTGCTAACGGAATTGGCAACCAGTTTCACAAAATTTGGGAAGGTGCAGTCCAAGGAATAAATGAGTTCCAATCGTTTAGGGTTGACTGGCACGACGTTCCTGGGCGAGACGAAGCATGGAAAACTCAAACGATAGCGAACACCAGTCAACTACAATTTGATCAAGAATTTGGAAATACGTTTTTTGGAACAGGCGATACTCTTATTAGTGCCGACTGTTTATTGAACCTTAGAGCGAAACCTCATAAAAAATTACTTGAAGGAGGTTTGCTAAAAATATTCGAAGAACCTGTAAAGGGTCACGAATATGTTATGACCGTTGATGTGAGTAAGGGAAGAGGACAGGATTATTCTACATTTACATTAGTCGATATTAGCGAACGCCCATTCAGGCAGGTTGCTGTATATCGCAACAACACTATCTCTCCAATACTCTTCCCGAACATTATTTATAAATATGCGAAAGTTTATAACGACTCTTATGTAGTAATCGAATCAAACGATCAAGGGTCTGTAGTTTGTAATGGTTTGTATCATGATTTAGAATATGAAAATATGCACGTTGAGAGTTCAGTCAAAGCAAACTCTCTAGGTGTAGAAATGAACCGAAAGACTAAAAGACTCGGTTGCTCAGCGATTAAAGATATATTAGAAACAAATAAATTATCAATCGTTGACGAACAAACTATCCTAGAAATATCTACGTTTGAGGCAAGAGGTCAGTCTTACGAGGCATCTGACGGAAACCATGACGACCTTATGATGAACTTAGTCATGTTCGGTTATTTTGTATCAACTCAGTTTTTTGCAGACTTGACTGATATTAATTTGAAACAAATGCTATTTGATCAAAGGATGCAAGAGATAGAAGATGATGTTGTTCCATTCGGTTTTATTGATGATGGAAAAGAATATGAGCGAGTACTTGACTATCAAGAGGATAGATGGCAGGTTACGATAGACACTGATAGGTTTATTCACGACCCTGACCTATAAAGTAAGATTATTATAAATAATGGCAAGTTGACTATTCGTATCATGGAACATATAATTTTTTAACAGAGGAAGATAAAATGGCACTATCAACACCGTCTGCTTCACCAGCGGTTGTCGTCAAAGAGATAGATCTGACTGGTGGCGTTCCAAACGTTCAGTCAACTACAGGCGCAATCGTGGGGAACTTTCGTTGGGGACCTGCTGAACAAAGAGTATTGATCGACAACGAGACTTCTCTTGTCAACACCTTTGCTTCACCAGACTCTGACAATACCATCGATTTCCATTCTGCTTCTTACTTCTTGCGTTACTCAGGTTCACTACAAGTTGTTCGTGAGGTAACTTCTGCAGCATTAAATGCTCGTTCAACAAGAGGTCAATTAGCAATTGATTCCGATGGTTCATTACCAACCGAAATCGTAAAGAACGAAAATGATTGGAATGCACAGCAAAATGCTCTGGATTCAGATTCACATACGTTCATTGCACGTTATCCTGGGGAACTAGGTAACTCGTTGCAGGTTTCAATCTGCCCACCAAACGATTCAGCATTTGATGCTTGGTCATACAAATCATCGTTTGATGCGGCACCAAAAACCTCAGATTATGCATCTGATCGTGCAGCAACTAATGACGAAATTCATCTTGTTGTTGTAGATAAAAATGGTGAGTTTACAGGAACAAAAGGTTCTATTCTTGAAACATATCCATTTATGTCGATTGCTACCGATGCAAAGAATGCTGATGGTACAACTAATTTTGCAAAAGATATCGTTAACAACCGTTCAGAGTATGTTTGGTTCGTTGATTTCGACTCAGACTATCGGGTTGCACGTGGTAACGGTATCGTAGATTCAGGTGATAACTTCTCACCAGGATTAAACTCAGATACAGACTTCAACTTTGCAAAGGGTGCGAACTCTGGGCAGTTGGGTACATCTGAATATCTGCAGGGTTACGACTTGTTCGAAGATAAGGACATCGTAGAAGTAGACTTCTTGATTGCTCCTTCAATGAACTCTCGTACAGATCAAACAACTATCGTTAACGATCTTGTGTCAACTGCACAAAAGACTCGTAAGGATTGTGTTGTTGCTGCATCACCTGCACGTACAGACGTCCTGAATCTAACAAATACATCAACTATCACCAACAATATCGTATCAACCGCAAACTCATTTACGAATTCATCATACCTTGTAAATGACGGTAACTTCTTGAAAGTTTACGATAAGTTCAATGATCAGTATATCAATATCCCAGCGGCATCTTCAACTGCGGGTATTATGGCGGCAACCGACCTCGAGCGTGCCCCATGGTTCTCACCTGCAGGTGCAAGACGTGGCCAGTATCTTGGTATTACAGCGATTGCATATTCACCAACTAAAGCACAGCGTGATACGTTGTACAAAGCAAGTGTGAATCCTATCGCTAACATCCCAGGACAGGGTGTACTGCTCTTCGGTGATAAGACTAAACTTGGTCGTCCTTCTGCGTTTGACCGCATTAACGTTCGTCGCCTCTTCTTGGTGCTTGAGCGTGCTATCGGTCGTGCAGCAGAACAAGTAATGTTCGAGTTCAACGATGAGTTTACTCGGGCAGAGTTTGTCAACATTATCGAACCTGTGCTCCGTGAAGTGAAGGGTCGTCGTGGTATTACAGACTTCCGTGTCGTCTGTGATGAAACGAACAATACACCAGCAGTTGTAGATCGTAACGAGTTTATCGCTAACATCTTCATCAAACCTGCTCGGTCTATTAACTATGTGACTCTGAATTTTGTCGCTGTTCGTTCTGGTGTTGACTTCGAAGAAGTCGTAGGCACAGTGTAAGGAGGTAACAGATGGCAATTCTAGGAGTAGATGACTTTAAAGCAAAACTGAGAGGTGGGGGTGCTCGCCCCAACCTCTTCCAAGTAACGATTAACTTCCCAGGATTCGCTAACGGTGATCCTGAGTTGACATCATTTATGTGTGAGGCAGCAGCATTACCTGCTTCACAGATGGGTGAAATCATTGTACCGTTCAGAGGTCGCCAGTTGAAAATGGCAGGTGATCGTACTTTCACTGAGTGGACTACAACGATTATCAACGATACAGACTTTGCAGTTCGTGATCCGATTGAACGGTGGATGAACGGTATTAACGCACACTCTGCTAATACTGGTTTGACTGTTCCTGTTGCGTACGAAGCAGATCTGAAAGTTGAGCAACTTGATCGTTCTGGTGATGTGCTCAAGACATACACTTTCCGTGGTGCTTATCCAACTAATGTGTCAGAAATTGCTCTGTCATACGGTGATAACGATAACGTCGAGCGGTTTACTTGTACTTGGTCATATCAGTATTGGGAGTCCAATACAACATCATAAATACACTGAGGGACTGAGGTCAGTCTCAGTCCCTCGTATTTTATTTAAGGACTAAGCATGGCAGAACAAAGTAATAATGATGGTCTAAAACTCTTTGGTTTTGAAATCAAAAGAGCGAAGAAAAAGGAAAATGAAAAACTTCCATCTATCGTTCCACCACGGGATGATGAAGGTGGTAGTTATGCTACTGCGTCCGGAACTCATTATGGACAATATCTGAACCTAGACGGTGATGATTCTAAAGATAATTATCAACTGATTATGAAATATCGTGGTAATGCTACTCATCCAGAAGTAGATGCGGCGATTGAGGATATTGTAAACGAAACAGTTTCGTACAGTGAACTAGAGCAAAATCTTGATGTTAATCTTGATAAGGTTGAAGCACCTGATAATATCAAGAAGATGATCAAAGAAGAATTTGATAAGATATATGGTATGCTTAACTTCAAGGAGTTGGGTCACGATATTTTCCGTCGCTGGTATGTTGACGGTAGATTGTACCATCACCTTGTATTGAACGAAGCGAATCCTAAAGAAGGTATTCAAGAGATTCGCCCGATCGATGCAGCAAAGATGCGCAAGGTCAAAAAAGTTAAGACTAAAAAAGATCCAGTAACAGGGGCAAAGATTGTAGAAAAAACTGAGGAATTTTTTATTTTCCAAGAAAAACCAGGATCATCTACTAACGGTATCAAGATGACCAATGACTCAGTTTCATATGTTACTTCTGGACTTTTATCAGAAGATCGTAAAAAAATTATATCTCACTTACATAAGGCACTGAAACCTATTAACCAACTTCGCATGATGGAAGATGCTCTTGTCATCTATCGTCTTGCTCGAGCACCTGAACGTCGTATGTTTTATATTGACGTTGGTAACTTGCCGAGAGGTAAGGCAGAGCAGTACATGAAAGACATCATGGCAAAGTATCGTAATAAGATTGTTTACGATGCGAAGACTGGTGAGATTCGTGACGACCGTAAACACCAATCATTACTTGAAGATTTTTGGTTACCAAGACGTGAAGGTGGTCGTGGTACGGAAATATCTACACTTCCTGGTGGAGAAAACTTAGGGCAGATTGAAGATATCTTATACTTCCAAAAGAAGATGTATCGCTCATTAAACGTTCCTATTTCTCGTTTGGATACAGAAAGTGTTCAAGGTATTTTAGGTCGTTCAACCGAAATCAATCGCGATGAACTTAAATTTCAAAAGTTTATTGATAGACTAAGAGCAAGATTCTCAAATCTTTTTTATGGTATTCTTAAAAAACAACTTATCATAAAAGGTATTAT